CTCCTGCGCCAAACCGGGCACTTTTAGTTTCAAAATCGCGGGTTGGTAACGCTGGGGTACTACAATTTGAGAATGGCATCGATCAATTGCAAACCCCGGTATTACAAAATGCATTCTCATTTATGGAATTTATACGTTGTTGGCCATTTTCAGGACCGTATCGGCCCCGTTTGGGGTCGTTTTGGGGTCGTTTGGGGTTTTTGGCGGGGTCGTTTGCCCGTATTAGGGCGGTGGCGGGTCAATCGCGGGGCGGGGCGGGGTCGTTGTTGGTCATTAGCTGGGGCCAATCCCCCGGTTTGTAGTCAATCGCCCCCCGGTTACTGTAATAACGAAAAATTCTACGTTGTTCGATCCCGGTTTTGACCGAATGACAAGCCCCGCATAAGGTTTGGAATAGATTGTTAACAAACCCGCCCGGGCCAATGGTTCGCCATGGGATCACATGGTCAACATGATCACCCAGCGTGACGCGCCCCGCCAATTGGCACGATTGGCACAATGGTTGTTTTGACAATTGACCCGCCCGGATCGTTTGCCAAACCCGGGTTTTGTATTCCCGGTCGTTTTCCCGTTTGATCATGTTGACCCGGGGCGGGGGGGCATGATCCATGCACATTGATGACCCGGGGGTTGTTGGTTGTTTGCACCTATATATAGAGCATTGATCACGGGGGGTTGTTGGCATGATTTCCCAGGTAAAAAATAAAAACCAAAATTTGAATTGTTTGGTTTGCAAAAAATAGCCGTTTTCCCAAAATGCTCAAATTTTAGCGGGTTGTAAGGGTTTCCCCTATAGAGTATTTTGGGGATAACTCAGACACTATTGATACGGGCAAATTGTGCCCGGGTTTTTTAATACTGGGGTTTGCAAATGAACAAACAAATTTACCAATCAACCCGCCGATCCATTCGCGACAATGGTTTGCGCTATACCGCGCAACATGCAATTGATACAGACAACATGGAAATGTTGTTCGTTTGCGATGAAATTGCTAATACCCTCAAACAAACCGATTGGTTGGCAATGCGGGTGCAATTTGCCCGATCCGAAAAACCCGCCATTGCAATCAAATTGACATGCAATGAATGGTTGTTGCGCCGTGAAATGAACAAACCAATTGTTTGGGGGGCTTGATCATGCTGCACAAAATTTTGATCGGGTTGGTTTGCACGGGCGGGGTTGTTCTTTTCGCCATTGGTTCGCTGGGGTTGGCCCTAGGGATTGGCCCCGGGTTTTTGTCGTTGGCAATGGTAACCATTGGCGGCTTTGCTGCAATCGGGTTTTCCGGTTTGCTAGCGGATTAAATTTTCACATTACAGGATAAAACATCATGCAAATTAAATCATTCAAAACCGCCCCCAAATTTGCAAAATTGCAGGATTTGGCAATTGCCGTGCAAACGGGGGATGATCACGTTATCGCCCGTGCATTGTATAAATTGCAAATTGACAACGATTTTTCCGGCCCGGGTTGGCAAACAAGCTTTGCAAAATTAGCAGATACTTTTGCGAGCAAAACCCCCCAATTGGCAATTTTTGCGCTGGGGGGCAATAGTAAATTGCCGTTTGTCTCGTTTTCCACTATTCCCGGGGTTACATGCCCGGGGGCGGGGGATTGCATCGATTTTTGCTATTCATACCGCGCATGGCGATTTCCATTGGCGTTTGCCCGAATGATCCAAAACGCTTATTTGATGCGGTTTGCCCCCGATCAAATCGCACGGGCATTTGCAGCGATTGCAGCAAAACGACCCGGGGGGTTTGATTTCCGTTTGTATGTTGACGGGGATTTTGCAAACGGGGGTGATGTCGCTTTTTGGATGTCGTTGTTATCGTCAACCCCAAACGCGCGCGCATACGGTTATTCAAAATCGTTTCATGCGCTATTGGGGTTTGACGTTGTTGGCGTTTGGCCCTCAAATTATCAATTGAACATTTCCGGGGGTCACAATGCATCCCGGGCAATTGTTAACGCTGTCAAAAAATTGCCGATCACCCGGGGGGAATTTATCGCGGTTTCGATTGGGCGAAAAGTGAAAAGCACCGATCATGGAACCCCCAGCGTTAACGCTGCAATCCGGGCCAAATTTCCGGGGGTTAAAGTTTTCCCGTGCCCGGGGGCATGCGGATCATGCACGGGGGCGGGGCATGCATGCGGATTGCCCAAAATGAAAAATCGCGTGATAGCAATTGCAATGCACTAAAGGATTAAAAAATGACTGAAATTCTATTACATGACATGGAACGATTGAATTATCGGGCAGCATCAAAATGGATCTATTCCCTCAAACCAATTGATTTGTATGATTTTTTGGCTGATACGGGGGCCGATCCATGGGGCAAACCGGGGGCCAATACCCGGGCGGGGTTAATCGAATTTGCGTTTTTGCACATTGATGACGTTGGCCCGTGCATTTTGCTTGATTGGATTGAACAAACGGGGGGCCAACAATGACTAATCAACAAATTTGCGATTTTTACGATAACAACCCAAATTTGACAATTGCCCAATTGGCGCAAATGCTCAGAATGACGACCGATCAAGTTAAAACAATCCTACAAACCCCGCCCCCCGTGCAAATGTACGGGCGAAACCGGGGTCGTTCAAACAATTACAGGGGCTAATCATGGGGAAATTTTCTGACATTGACATAGAATTAACTTACGGGTCAAAACCAACAACAACCCCCCGGATTGGATCGTTTGGGGTTTGCCTAAATGACCCCAGCAACCCGCCCCGGTTTTTTACGTTGTTGCAAATTATCGGGGGTTTGGGGTTGTTTGCCCCGGTTGATGACCCCGCTACAATCGCACAATTCCCGATTGATGACTATTGGCAATTGACGTAAACCCAAAACGACCCCGGGCCAAACCGGGGTTTTTTTGGGTTTGCTAAGTTAGTTAGCGCTCACTTCATAATTGGCCCCGTTTGCGGGGTTGTTTGGGTTTTGCTGGGGGTTGGCCCGGGTTGGTTGGTTGGCCCGTTTGCGGGGCGATTGGCCCCCAGCGATTGGGCGATTGTTTGGGCGGGGGTTTGGCCCCGTGCGATTGGCCCCGGGTTTTGCTGGGGTTGGTTGGCCCGATTGATTGGCCCGGGATTGATCGGGCAGGATTGGTGCAATTGGGGCGGGTTGGCCCGGGTTACTGGGGGCGATTGGCGGGGGTTTGCATCGATTGGGGCGGGTTGGTTGGCCCCCATTAATTGGGGCGGGGTTGGCCCCCGGGCGATTGGGCGGGGCGGGGCAATTGACCCCCAATCATGCCAACCCGGGCGGGGTTTGTAATGATTTTCCCGTCATTTTGCATTTTTTGTAGGTCATTGGGTCACATTTTCAATGGCACTAGGGGTAAACCCTGTAATACTGTGTTTCCATCCAGTAATACTAGGGCCAGAAAAGTCCAAAAGCCAACTACGCATTTCGGAAAAAAAATTTAGAAGAAAAAAAATGCCTAGCTGGACTAGGCAAAAAATTTCCCTTTCCGGAAATCTGGAAAAAATACAAAAAAATTAGGTCATGCCTTCTCAAATTTTCTGACCAGATTTGCTGATGGTTTCCAAGAACCTTCGTCAATCCTGTAGGAAATCACATCTTTGCTCTGTGCTTTGTAGCCAGAAGCGTATGCGGCTCTAGCAACTTGCAATGCTTTTGCTTTTGTATCGAATGGCCCTTGCGAACCCCAATACCATCCTGATTGTTTCTTAGTGAGTGGCATTATTTTAGGAATCTTAGTTTGTATTTGATGGAATCTGTCAGGTCAAGCAGTTCATCCACGATGTTTTGCAGTTCGCTTTCCTGTGGGAATCCGGGCATCTTGCGATAGCTTTCGATCTGGTCACAGACGTACTGAACAAGCGCCAAACCATTTTCCCCCAGAAAAAGTGCCTTTTCCGCGAAAATTATTTTCGTGTCTCTCATGCTTCCCTCGCTTTTAGCATTGCTTGGCGGCAGTCGTTCCAGCCTTGAATGTACTCAAGGGTCTCGCTCGTGTCGGTGTGGTGAATGGCATCGGGCACGGCTGGCTGTGCTGCAAGGGCTTCGCTTAATCGGCGTAGCTCGGCAGCGGCTTGTTTATGATGTGGTGCTGTGTGATATGCATCTAGCTCATTAGCAAGTCGCATAGCTTCAGATTGTTTCATGTGTTCTTCTCCTTAAGGGTCCGCATCGTCATTGCTATTGCCATATTTTTTGTCAGCGCCATTTCGTCTATGGCTTTAATCTGCTCATCCGTCAGCCCAACCCATTGCCGCTGTGCTGCGGGTGGGGTGGCATAGAGGAACGTGTGAGGCGGATTCCAGTCAGGCCAAAGCTCATGTTTATAGATGTCACCCAATGCATCCATCCACGCCACAGGCTCCTGCACAGGTGCTGCAAGGGCTTGCTTGATGGCGGTGATGGCTTCGCACATCAGTTCTGCCGCCTCACCAACTTCAGCGCCGTTGGTCATATCAACCGCTAACTCAGTTTCCAACGCCTTCAGCGCCAGCTTCAATGCTTTTTTGTCAGTCATTTGATGATCCTCAGAAAAGCGCCGCATCGAGCGCACTTGTACAAAGGTTGGCCCTCAACAGGCTCCCACATGTGTTGTTTGCAGTCCATCATGTCCCCCTTGTTCCCCAATCGGGCATCTTTTCGTTTGCCGCAAGCGCCTCAAGTTCAAGGTACAAGTCGTTTAGTTCATGGCTGTTAAACGTGCGGCTGCAATAGCAACCCCAAAAATAAGCGGCTTCTTCCCACAAGCATTCTTTAAACAGCCTGTCCCGCACAAAAGCGCCGGGGCTGTTGGGCATATAGCATTTCAAAGGGTTTTCAATTTCGGCTCTCATAGCCGCTGCAATGGCTGTGTAGTTCATGTTTGTCCTATCTTGTTAAGTGTCCACTCAAGCAGTTGTTGCTGAGTGATGTCATAGTAGTCAACAAAACCTTTGTTTCCAAGCCCGTGGAAACCCTTATTGCCACGATGATGTTCTACGCATAAAGGAATAAGTGTCTTGTAGTCGCCTTTGCCCCAACCCCCTGCTCTTAGGTGGTGTAACTCCACTGGCCCCGGCTCATGTTCGCCATGCAAGTGATGACATAGCGCACAGCCAAGGCTTGCCACTTTGCCTTTATGAATAATTTCAGCGTTCTTCAAGCGTTACCCCGTTTGTGTTGGCCCAATACAACAGCCACTCAGTAAAACTAATGGCTTGCTCTTTGGTAAACCGTCTGCTTTGCAGTCCTAGCTGTACTATCCGCAAACCATCAATGCTTGGCATGACTTTGCTGACAGATGCTGACTCTCCGTTCTCATGCGCCCACTGGTCTATCAGGTATCGTTTCCATGACTCTGTTGACCAGCGGCTACCGTGCAGCTTTGACTGTTTGGCAATCTGGTTGATGATTGCGTGATACAACTTTTCTTGCTCACGGCTTTTCATGTCAGGTGTCATAAAACACCAATCATGCGTAAAGCGTCTTCAGGGCCATCAATGCGATGCAAGCCACCACCACACCAATTCCCAAAAAACTCTTGCTGTAACCTCGTTAAAACCTTTTTAGGGCCATCCTTGATCTCAACCAAGTATGTCTGACCGTTGTAGCCAACTAAGAGGTCAACAGGTAGGCCAATAATCCAGACGTAAGCGCCAGCACCTCTAAGTGCGGATACGATTTGCGCCTGATTTGCGTCCACACGGCTTGCGTATCTCATGCTGCATCCTTTTTCTTTTGTAAATTTGCCTCGCAACAATCTTTGCAAACAAATTTATAAAAACCAGATGCAACTTTTTGATGTCCACCAAGTATGTGTTTGTCTTTTTGGCATGACCAACAAGTTTTTTTATTTCTTCCCCATTGTTGTTTTTGATAAACTTCTTCTGACTTTACGCGAATAGCCATTTTTTTTGGGTCGTATGAAGTTCCAAGGTTGTCGCTCATTCCAATTCTCCGTCTTGTAGTTTTTTCATGTAATCACGAATTCTTGCGACAGAACCCGTACCGTACCGTTTTTCCAACCATTCCATTCTGACTTGCGTCAGAACTTTCTGCTTGGTCACTTGGTAGGTGCAAAGCAATACCCTTGCTTCGCCCAACTCAATCTGGTATCTGTCGCCAGCGTCTTGAATCTGTCTGCGTGTCATGGGTAGGGCCACAGTTTTATCAAGCCCCACTTCATCTTGGGGTACTTGCGAACAACATCAATCTTTTGCAGACGCTGGATGCTGGCCCACACTTGCTTTGTTGTCCAGCAGGTGATTTCTTCAATTTCCCTGCTAGACAGTTCGCCGTGTTCAAGCAGTTTCTTCAATGCGTAAGGTCGTTTCATACTTTCCTCAAAACTTGGTTGATCTGTTGACGAATGTGTTCTGGCATGGGCGCAGCCTTCTGACGGTCTGCATCAATTTTAAGCAGCACAGGGTCACGACCAGAGTGTTGGGCAGGGACTGTTGTTCGGGCAACGTCAGCGGCTTGTTGGGCAAAGGTTTGCTTGGGTGCTACCCACTCTGCTTTAAAACTTGTCCAGCCTCTTTCAACGCATTCAGTGATTGCCCTTGCAAGCGACCAGTTCGCCTTGTCTGCTTCCCGCTTGATGCCAGTTAAGGCAGTGACCGTTACTGGTGCTTTCTTTGCTTTGCGTAAAGCAAGGAAGTCTACCCACACTGCTTCTTCAACATTGACAGGACAAACAGCGATAGCTGTCTCTTTCTTTGGTTTATGGTTATTGGTTAGTGGGTTATGGTTAATGGTTGCTATTGGGGTAGCAATAGGGGGGCTATTACCCTCCCCATCGCCACCCTTTAACCACCTCTTAGCCGCCCCACGTTTTCCATCTTCAATGAACTTGCGATACTTTGCAATTTCATCGTCAGCCCTTGGATTTATGAACCCATCGTCAGTTGACACAAAGAACTCATTTAAGACAGTTAATACGTCTTGTTCATGCTCTCTCATGCCTATCTGACGAGCAATGTCCCGCTGTTTAATTGGTTGTTCATGCAAATAGTAATGGTCAAGAAGTCGGCGAAAAGCCAAGTCTTCCATTTGCGAAAGATGGTGGGTGTGACTTTTGTAGTCACCAATGTGGAACTGGTAATAGTGCATTAAAGCATCCTCGCAACCCTCCAGAAGAAACGCACGGCAGGTGGGAGGTTCACTTTTTAGCAGAGTAGCTACTCTCTGCCTAGCCGGGTTTCATAAAACTATACCACCACTTAAGCCCTGCTGTAAATAGTAATCGGATTGTTGTTTTGGTACTTCTGCTGCAAGTGCGCCAGTTCTTGTCTGCTAAACACTATTGATGGCCCACGCCAATCAAACGCATTGCCTGTTGACCTTGCTGACCCGTCATCCCAAACATCAAAATTCTCTTGTTGCATTTCAACAACATTGACTTTGCCTGTCAATTCGTGATGGTAGTTGTACTTTCCATCAGATTGCAACACTTTCTTGACGCACACAATAATGCCATCTGCAACCAATGCGTCTTTAATTCTTGCTGCTGAGTCTAGATATTTGCCTGTCATGCGCTTGGTGATTGTTCTATGGCTTAGAGGGCCATTTTCAAGCTGCTTCAAGTAGTAGAGTTTTGCTGGTAACACAGTGTCAATTCTTTCTTTGTGGTGAGTTCAATGGCCCGAGCTAAGAGAGCAACAGTTGCCGCCTCAAAGTCACCGGGATCAAAAGTGTACTGCTTGACAGCTTGGATTGCAGTCACGCAAAGCTCCTGTGCTGCGGCAGTTTCATGGTGGTCTGGTGTGTTCATGCTGGCAAGAGTATCATTGTTGACCCGGTTGTCTATTAGGGTTTGTCCTAGTGTTTTTTTTGTTGATGCGTCATAAGATTGAGGCTCAACAAGACAGGAGTTCACATGAGTACATTTCAAATTCGTTGCAAGGCCCGTGAGTTGTTTAAGACTTACGATGCGCCACCAGCAGTAATCCAGCAGTACCAACGCAAGTGGGTGCGTTCTGTTATCCAGCTTGGGCCTAACTGGTTGCTTGCTGAACCAGTAAGGAAAGCAGCATGAACGTCTATCAAAAACTTAACACTGCTCGTAATCAGTTTCACAACACTGAAATTAAAAAGTCAGGCCACAACAAGTTTGCTGGCTATAAGTATTTTGAACTTGGCGACTTTATTGTTCCAGCACTAAGCATCTTTGATGAAGTTGGTTTAACAAGCGTTATCAGCTTTGGCAAAGAGTCTGCTGACATGCGGATTATCAATACTGACAAGCCAGAAGAAATGATTGTGATTGAGTCTCCCATGTCGGAAGCTAATCTTAAAGGCTGTCATCCCGTGCAGAATCTTGGCGCTGTGCAGACCTACATTCGCAGATACTTGTGGGTTGCTGCGCTTGAGATCGTAGAACACGATGCTCTTGACTCATCTAAGCCTGTTGAAGAAAAGAAAGTCATCATCACACCATCACAGGGTATTGCAGACACTATTCCTCCAGAGGAAATGCAGTACCTTCAAGAATTAGCGATTGATCTAATCGCTAACGTAGCTGAAGGAAACCCAAAGCAAGCCCTTGACAGGCTTGACTCTGAGAATCTTGAGGCTGATCAAAAGGTTGCACTGTGGTCATTGCTAGATAGCAAAACCCGGTCGGCTATTAAAAAAGCAAAGGAATAAATATGGAATACGACAACAGCAATCGCGGAGCCATCTTTAAAAACGATGACAAGCAACAAGACAACCATCCAGACTACAAAGGAAGTCTGAACGTCAATGGTGTTGATATGTGGGTTTCTGGATGGCTTAAAACGTCTGAGAAGACGGGTAAAAAGTTTATGAGCTTGTCGGTTAAGCCCAAAGAAGATAGGCCCGTTAAACAGGCTTCTAGCCCTAAACGTCAGCCTGTTGTGATGGATGATGACATTCCATTTTGATTAACGGGGAAAAGCGGATGCTGGTTACTTGTCCTAGGCAAGGAACACAAAGAGACACCAGTGCAGCGAGTACCCCACCTACAAGGACAAAACATGAATTTAAAAGACCTTTTTGGCGGCAATCCTTTAGACCTTTTTCCAAGGGTTAGAAAGGACGATCCCATCACATCTTTTGAAGCAGCAGACTCAATCGTAGAGTCGGCATCTAAACATTGGAATGTTATTTCCGATTGCTTAAAAGAACATGGGCCACTTGGAAAAGATGGCATTGCAAGGTTAACTGGCCTTGATGGAAATCAAGTTGCTAGGCGCATGAACGAAATGAAAGTTATGAACATGGTGTTCCTAACAGGCAAAACAGTTAAATCAAACAGTGGTCGTAATGAAAGAGAGTGGACAGTATGAAAACAATTGAAGCATACCTAACAGATGACGGTAAGATTTTTAAATCACTTACTGAGGCCAGAGTGCATGAAGAAATTCAAAAACATATGCCAGAAATAAATGCGTTTATTCATTCTGAATCTTGCAAATACGACAATGTTGCACACAGAAAAATTGTGGAAAACACTTTGCTTGCATGGATTTTCTGGAAAGCAGATGGAGGTATTAACCAATGAAAGAAACACAATCGTATAGCAGCACTGAGTTTGCTGTAATGCAGTGGGCAAAAGACCGAGGCATTTACGAAAACGGTACAGCACTAGGCCAAGCAAAAAAGACGCTTGAAGAAGCTGGCGAGTTGCTTGCGGCTGTTGCCAGTAATGACCGTGAGGAAATTGCTGATGCTATTGGTGACGTTATGGTTACGCTGGTCAACGTAGGTGTGTTGTGCGACTTGGACTTGCGCCAATGCTTCTATAACGCCTACAAAATCATAGAGCCGCGCAAAGGCTACATGAACAAAGCAGGTCAATTTGTAAAGGAGTCGTGATGCTTTGCAATACTTGTACAAATCCAACTCATTGTGTAAATCTTGGGCATTGCGGTATGCGTATTAGTACACAAGCAACTGTTCATGTGTCTGCCCTTGATAAACAGGTATCTGGTAGTCACTACAAAGACAAAGGCATCCAGCCGATTGTCTACATCCATGCAAATGATCTAGGCTTTTGTGAAGGCAATGTTGTGAAATATGTTACTAGACATAAATCCAAAAACGGCGCTGCTGACATACGCAAAGCCATTCACTACCTAGAGTTATTGCTTGAATTGGAATACAAAGATGACACCCCTGCTGCCTGATGTTTGTCGGTGTGAACCAGTGTTCCCTGATAACTATTGCAAAAACTGTCGGCGTTGGCTTAGTCACCCTGAACAAGTGACTAGTCCACGCACTCCAATTGTCAGGGTAGAAACAAGCACATCAGAATCTTGCTACTACATCCCAGTATCACTCTTGAAGAAATAGGGCAATCTCAGCCTCCCGGCGTTTAACAAGACCGGGCAGCACCTTGCCACCACCCTTAGTCCAAGCCCTAAAAGCCTCCGCAGCACCACTCCAATCGCCTCTATTAGCCTTCATACGGATAGTAGAGCGTTGGAGGTTGCCTAGTCCAAAATTAAAGGATATTGAGACAAGAGCGTCAAAGCTGCCTTGACGGCCAACAACGCCGGGAACAAGTCGTAAAACACCACGTTCAAAACTTGCAACGTCATCAGAGAATAGTTTTTCGATTTCTTCTTTTGACCAGACACGGGCATCCTCCTGTCTCAATGGCATTTCTTTGCGGATCATGGGTATCTCTTTGCCTTCTACCCGCACCATTGGCAATCTGATCTGCTCTTGGTAAAGCACATGACCGTAGCCAATCGTCCAGATGTGGGCAGGGCAAAGGTATGGCTTGTTTCTGCACCCCTCAAAGCGGTGCATTAAATCTGCGCCAGCTTTAGAAAGTTTCATTTCTTGTTCCAGCCGCGAGAGCCAAACCAAAACCCAATGATGCCGCCAAGCATTGCCATTTCGTCAGCACTAAAGATCAGATCTGCATACTTGATGACATCATCAATACTGGTAATTAAGTCTGGGTGATTCCACAAGTACCAAGCCATAAAAGCATTGATTAAAACCAACTCAAGAACAAAGATGTAGGTGACAGTAGGGCGAACAGTGCCGACATAGTTGGCAACCCATTTACTGGCCTTCTCAAGCACCTTCTCATCATGGGCAAGAGCCGCCTCAGTCATCTGGGCATCAGTCTGCATTTGGATCTGATCGGTTCGGACCTCTTCAATCTTTAATTGAGCAGCAAAACCAGCAGCAGCCATTTGCAACTCACGTTCGGTCTGCATCTGCGCTAATGCCAGTTCGTGCTTTTGGTCAGCCTTGTTTTGAAAGTACTCCAGTAGTTTAGGAAGGCCAGAGATCAACAGACCCCCAAGTGTTGAGAATAGTGAAAGCATCAATTACCCCTTTTGGTCAACATTGCGCTGGCGATCTCCAGCATGAATTTTACTTGTTGAATGTCTGTCGGTGGTTCTGCCCACCCGACCGTGACCTGTCCAACAAACCGATGCGAGTCTGGCGGTACGCTGACCCGGCAGGTGAACGTCACGCCCTTTTCGATGTACCACAGGCCCACCTCAGACTGAGCATAGCGGTACTCGCTACACGGAATCTCGTTGGTCATCAGTTTGACCACATCGGCGTTGTTGGCAGAGTTCTGACTGAACAGCCCCACATCAATGTCTTCAATCGTCTTGTCGCGCCCGTCCTTGGTGTAGGCTTTGTACAGCACCCGGCTGTTAAACAACGGGTTGACCTTGAACACCGCCACCACGGTTGCGCCCGTCTTTTTGAGCAGCATGGAACTGGCATCATCGGCCCTTGCAGCGTTGATCTCTGGCAGCTTCTTGGACTCTTTGTAAGCGTCAAACATGAAGGTCTGGTTCTGCCAAAGGAAGTACCCGGCAAAGGCCACCACGCCCATCACAAGGATGGCAAACAGCTTGAACGGGCTGTCTACATAGGACAGCACTTTGTCAATGATGGACTCAGGCTTTTCGCTCATCTCAAGTGCTTCATGTAAAGAACAATGCCGCCTACCAGAAGGCCAGCAAGGACGATTACTCCCAATCCGATGGCTATGTACTCAACCATGTCTTCAAGCTGCCGCTGCCGCCTCTTTGCTTCTCTGGCGGCTTCTTCCTTGGCTTCCCTGCGCTTACGGGCAGCAGCGGCTTGGAACTTCTGCCAATCACTCCACATCCCCGGACGGCCAGCGTAGACCATCCGTTCACGCAGTTCCACTTCTTGCGCGTTCAGTTGCTCCAACGCCATGAATTCTTCCATGTCGCTGCCGCCACCCTTCTTGGTGGCCCGTTCTTGGATCACTGCCTTGTTGTCAAAATAGTCAAACACCCGTGAGCCGAGCGCAGACAGTTCTTTGCCGTTGGCTAGAGCGCCTTTGATGACTGCAAAAGCAGCGTTAGCAGCAGCAAGTTCGGCAATCATCGCAGCACCTCAACAAATACTTTGGCGCACCAGACCACCAACCCACAAAGTAGGGCCGCAGCAATAAAGCTAACGGCCCAGTCTTTCATTTCAATATCCACACAGCCGAAAAAATCGTGCCACCCATTCCCAAAATCATTATGCCAGCAGTCTTTAGCATGATGTTCTCAATCCTCTTAAGGCGTGCGTTGATTTGTTCATAGCGCAAAGCACACACAGCCTCATGTGAGTTCAACCGGGCTTCTGTTTCGTTAATCGTGTTCATTCTGCGGGTGTCCAGTTTGCATTGGGTTGTACAGGCCAATTCAAGTTCCCCGGAACCGGATTGATGGCGATGTTGCGCACCACGTTGCGATACACAACAAAATCATTTGCGTTGCTCAGATACGGGTTAGAGACAGCAGGGTTGGCAACGTCAGGAATGGTCGCCCAATCTGTTTCTTGCAGACGGAAAACGGCATTTTGTTTGTTGACTTCCGCTGTTGGAACAGGTGGCGGCTCAGTGTCTTTGACAACCCAAGCCTGATACGCATTGTTGGCCCACTCAGGCAAAACGCTGATTTGTTCGTTGGCGTTTGTTTTGTCTTTAAATTCAATGAACCCTTCAACATCAAACCACTGCAAAGCGTGTACGTCATCTGGCGTGCCGCTCCAAGTTAGATTTGAAATGGGTTTGTCATCCACATACACCGTTTGGTCTGAGGGAATAATTGTCAGTTTCATCGTGTCAACCTTGCTTGTTGTTGAGCTTGCAACAGGACGTTTGCGGTGAAGTCGTTTGATTTGACCATTTCATTCCTGAATGATTCAACTGCCGCCCCTGTCTGTTTTTGTTGGTGCGCGTTTTCAATCAGCATGATGGGCAACCAAGCCACAGCACAACCCCATTCTTCAATTTCCGCGCCCGTGTTGGGATTGCTACCCGCCACTTTGATGAACCAACCGCATTCAAGTTCTTTGCAAGGCGCAAACCCGTTCAATGGGCAATTATTTTTTGGCTTCATTTGCATATTGGCTCCAATCAGTTTTTGGTCGCAATAATCACATCAACGTATTGCACTGCCAAGTTTATTGCAGTGCCGCTGAATGTTGCGGAAGTGATAGAGGGCGAACCAGACAAACTTGGCGACCCGGTAAATGTGTGTGTGTGACCGTTGCCAGTAAACGAATGGTTGTGCGATCCTCCCCCGCCCGTTGCTTGTACGTTGTCCATTGTTCCGCTGTAACCGCCGCCATAGCCGCCAGAGCTGACATTTGCCCCGGCTCCAAAGACGTTTGTATAGCCTACCGTATTTGAATGCTGATGGCTTGGCATCTGCGATGTTGAGATTGTTGTTGCCCCAACAGAACCTGTAGCTGTTGTGCTAACCGTTGCCAACGTACCCACCCCAACACTGAGTGTCCCTGCGCTAACTCCAACAGAAACAGTTCCGCTAACAGCTTTCGATGCGAATGCTGTTGTAAATGCCACCGTGCCGCCGCTTCCCGCTGTGCCGCTGACAACGCGCAAGGCTTTGTTGTCGTGTGTTGTTGATTTTGTCCAACCCGTAGGTGCTGCGGTTTGAGCAAACATCATCACGGTTCCAGCAGGGAAAGCTGTTGCTGCACCGTTTGTGATGTAACCGCTTGGATTGCTTGACGGGTAAGCCCCAAGGCTTGTCAGTGCGTTAGCGGCAGTGGTTGCGCCCGTGCCGCCATTTGCCACTGCAACTGTTCCAGTGACGTTTGCGGCTGTTCCTGCCGTGTTCTGGTTCAGAGTTGGAATGTCAGATGCAACCAACAACCTAAATGTGGGAACACCATCCGCAGCATTTGGAGCAGCAAGAACTGTTTTGGCTGTTTGACTTGCAAAGTTGGAAGGCGTGACCGCCAGCGTGCCGCCCAAAGTAATCGTGCCTGTTGTGGTAATCGTGCCGCCCGTAAGCGTCAGGCCGCTGACAGTGCCGGATGTTGCAACTGATGTGACAGTTCCGTTTCCGTTTCCAGTGCCTGCTCCAATAGCGGTGCGAAATGATGCAGCGTCTAATGTTGAAACGGTGTTGTCAGCGTTAAATCTTGGAAACGCAATCGCGGTCACGTTTGGAACCGTGAACACGTTTGCGCCAAGGGTTGTCGCGCCCAAATTTGTACGCGCCCCCGCCGCCGCTGTTGCGCCTGTGCCGCCGTTCGTAACAGCAAGAGTGCCGCCCAAAGTAATTGTGCCGCTGGTTGTAATTGGGCCGCCTGATGTAGTGAGTCCAGTTGTGCCGCCTGAAACAGCAACACTTGTAACCGTTCCGTTGCCAGCGCCAATGGCCGTGCGAAATGACGCCGCATCTAATGTGGACACCGTGTTGTCAGCGTTGAATCTTGGAAACGCAATTGCGGTTACGTTTGGAACCGTAAACACGTTTGCGCCAAGGGTTGTGGCTCCAAGGCTGGTTCTTGCTGAGCCCGCTGTTGTCGCGCCCGTGCCGCCGTTGGCGAGAGCCACTGTACCTGTCACGTTTCCAGCAGTAGTTGCGCTAGTCGCTGTAGTTGCGCTACCTGCTGTGGTTGCGCTACCTGCTGTGTCTGCATAGCCAGCGTGAATTTTTCGCCAAGCCGTAAAGCTGTTGGCTTCGTTATATCGAACAGATAAATATGGCGTTGTTGAATTTCGGTCAACTGCAAACATTGCGCCATATGAACCAGCACCTGTTGCAAAATAGTCCGAACCTAAACCGATGTACCAAGAATAGTATTGTGTGCCGCCTGTTCCGGGGCCGTTAGTGTTACCTTGAACAAACCTGTATCCAAAACCATAACTTGGCGTAGTTGCGTCAAATGACGTTATTGTACTGTGGGCGTTGCCCATGTTGTTGTACAAGTTCACTGCCGAAATGCTGTTCAACAAAGAGGCGTTTGATGCTGTCGCTGCATTGCCTGTGCAAGAACCTGATGAACCCGTTGTGTTTTGATTCCATGTCGGAACCGTTCCTGTCAATCCGCTGTACGCCACGTTGGTTGCTGTCGCCGCATTCCCGCTGATGCTTATCGCATAAGTTCCAGCCGCCAACGAATTAACTGTGCCAGATAGCGTCAAGTTGCCGCTTGTTGTAACTGTGCCGGACAAAGACAAGCCAGAGGCTGTTCCTGTTCCAGATACGCTTGTGACCGTGCCGCCTGAGTTGGTGTCTGTCCACGGCACGTTCACAACACCTTGCCCATCTGCGTTCACTTGCAGCGCATAGCTGCGGGAAGCCGTGGCGGTCACTGAATTTGCGGCCACGGTTTGCGCTGTGTCTGAACCCAACTCAATGCCGCCGCGAACCGTACTGGTAGCTGCTGGCAAGGAATACACGGTATCTGTCCAAGGGACGTTCACAACACCCTGATCCGCTGCGTTGACTTGCAAGCCGTAAGTTCTTGAGGCCGTGGCGGTCACTGAATTTGCGGCCACGGTCTGTGTTGTGTCTGAATTTAACTCAATACCACCCCGAACCGTACTGGTTGCTGCTGGCAAGGAATAAACAGTGTCTGTCCAAGGGACGTTGATGACCCCTTGACCATCTGCGTTGATCTGCAACCCGTAAGTTCTGGAGGCTGTGGCACTTACTGCGTTTGCGGCCACGGTTTGCGCCGTGTCTGAATTTAACTCAATGCCACCGCGAACCGTGCTGGTCGCTGCTGGCAAGGAATAAACAGTGTCTGTCCACGGCACATTCACAACACCCTGCGCATCCGCATTGACTTGCAAGGCGTATGAACGGGATGCTGTGGCCGTGACAGCGTTTGAAGCAACTGTTTGTTGCGTGTCGGAACCCAACTCAATCAAGCCAAGAACCGTTGAGGTGGCAAGGCTGTACGTTGTGTCTGTCCACGGCACATTGACAACACCTTGCCCATCTGCGTTCACTTGCAACCCGTAAGTTCTTGAGGCCGTGGCGGTTACTGCGTTTGCGGCCACGGTTTGCGCCGTGTCGGAACCCAATTCAATACCACCGCGAACCGTACTGGTAGCCGCTGGTAAAGAATAAACGGTGTCAGTCCAAGGCACATTGATGACCCCTTGACCATCTGCGTTGACCTGCAACCCGTAAGTTCGGGAAGCTGTGGCGGTTACTGAATTTGCGGCCACGGTTTGCGCCGTGTCTGAATTTAACTCAATACCACCCCGAACCGTACTGGTTGCTGCTGGCAAGGAATACACGGTGTCTGTCCAAGGCACGTTGACCACGCCTTGACTAGCTGCGTTTAGTTGTAGGCCGTAGGTTCTGGATGCCGTAGCCGTCACAGCGTTGGCCGCAACAGTTTGCGCGGTGTCAGAAGCCAACTCCACTAGACCAGCCACGGTTGATGTGGCAAGGCTGTATGTCGTGTTGACGCTAGAAATCGTGAAGTTGGGATATGTACCAGTGATGGTTGTCGCGCCGCCCTGCGTCAAAGCAACGGTCTGGTCTGGTGCGGTGTTGGTAATAGTTGGGTCTTGTGAGGAACCGTTGCCGTGAGCAATGCTGATTCCAGTTCCGGCTTGCAAAGTTCGCCCTGCAATTGCTCCGCTGCCGTTTTGCGTAAAAAAACCCGCGCCAGACAAGTTTTCAATAGCAGTAAGTTTGGTGCTCAAGCCAACATCAATGTTTCCACTTGTCGTGATGGGGCTTCCGCTTACAGTGACGCCTGTTCCGGGCGTGATTCCAACGCTCGTAACGGTTCCGGAACCCGCTGAACTGTTCACCCATTTGGAAGTTGTGCTGTTGTAGCTAAGTGATTGCCCGTTGGTTGGGCTTGATACAGCGACATCATCAAGGCCGCTAAGGTTACCCGCCCCCACCTGAACAACAGCCGTGCCGTTGTTGATGTAGACTTTTTTGTCGGCCATGTTGACACCCAACTCACCACTGGTCAACTCTGTGGTGTTTGGGACTTTTGCGGCTGTGTTTGACCGCTTGGGCTTGATGATGTTTGCCATATGGCTCCCTTGTCGCGCCTATATAGGCAGGGTTGATAAAAATTTAGAACGTGCCGCCGTCAATCGTAATGCCATCAAAGGTGGTCAGGTTTGTGATGCTGCCGCCAGTGATTGCAACGCTTGCCGCGCTTTGGGTTGACATTGTGCCCAATCCCGTGATGTCTGTGTTGGGAATTGTAGACGAGGCAGTCATGGCTGTTGTGCCAGTACCCTTGACGTAGCCAGTCAGCGTTGTCGCGCCTGTACCACCGTTGGACACAGCCAGAGTGCCAGTAACGCCTGTGGTCAATGGCAAACCCGTGCAACTTGTCAAAGTGCCGCTAGATGGTGTGCCAAGATCTGGAGTAACCAAAGCAGGGCTGGTTGCAAATACCAATGCTCCGCTACCAGTTTCGCCAGTAACTGCTGCGGCCAAGTTTGCGCTGGAAGGTGTTGCAAGAAAGGTGGCAACACCAGTGCCTAAGCCGCTAATGCCGGAAGCCACGGGCAAACCAGTACAGTTTGTCAAAGTGCCAGATGTTGGTGTGCCAAGATCTGGAGTAACCAGTGTTGGGCTTGTAGCCAACACGTTTGCGCCGGAACCTGTGCTGGTAGTTACGCCTGTACCGCCGTTTGCCACTGCAACGGGTGTAGCAAGAGCAAACGTGGTCCCGGTAAGGGTAAGGCCAGTGCCAGCGGTATAGCTGCCAGCGCCGCTAAACTGCGCCCAAGTAATTGGGGTTGTGCCCAACGTGCCGCCTTGGTTGACAGTACAGACCCATCCTGTGTCGGCTTGTGTTGTTCCTTGCTCAATAAAAGTGTAAGCAGCCGGAAACTCCGAATACACATCCATGTCAGAAGAACGTGCCCATGCCGATGCGCTTGCGACATAAATACCGTTGTCGGCTTGTGCGGTTTGGTTCTTCACCAGCACACGATCACCAGCAGCAACAGTAATGCCGTCAACGGTCAGAAGGCCGCTGAGTGTGGCAATGTTGGCGGTAGATGCGACAACGCAAGATGCCTTGGTGTCCAAACCTTGTGCCGTGCTGTCCACATACGATTTTGTTGCAGCGTCCTGTGCGTTTACAGGATCGGCAAGGTTGGTCAAGTTTTGGCTGTTGAAGCTGAATGCTGCCGTAGGCACAGACAAATCAGACAGGCTTGCTTGTGAGCCAGCAGTTGCCAAGCCTTTGGCGTTGATGGTCACTTTGGTGTAAGTGCCCACGTTGCTGTTGACGGTCGCCAGTGTGCCAGTGCCAGTGACGTTGGCCGTGCCATCAAAAGAGCCGCTGGTGTAGGCCAAGTCGCCAGTGATGGCAATAGTGCGTCCAGTTGCAAGGGCTGTAGCTGTGCCAGCATTGCCAGTTACAGAACCAGTAATGGGGGTACTGAACGTCTTGGTTCCACCAATAGTCTGGTTTGTCGAGGTGTCAACGAAAGCGCCAGTACCCGCAATTGCGATGACACTGGTTGCGCTGCCGCCAGCGCCGCCTGTACCTGTGCCGTAGTACAGCACATTGGTTTGTTCGTTGAACGCAAGTTCAGCGTTTTGAAGGGTTGCGGGTGCGCCAGAGCCACCACCGTTTGCTCTGCGTTTGATGCGAATTGTGTTTGCCATGATGCTATTCCTCAGTAGTTTCCACCGTCAGTGATTTCCACTTGCGGCACGTTTGTCCATTCATTGTCTAAAAACATTAGCGCATCGTAGTTGGACGGAGTTGACACGCTAATTGGATAACCGCCGATGGCGTTTGGACCCGGAGGGCCAACAAAGCCACGATCAAGGCTGATGACTTGATTTGGTGTTGGGGTGATGCTTGCAGTAATGCTTGTGCTATTTAAGTTGATGACTTGTGAAGTCGTTTCAACATTTGCAATCAAGCTGTTACCGCTTTGTACCGAAACATTGACGCTTGCCATGATGTTTACTCCACAACGATACCGTCAGAGCGCACCAAAAACATCAAAAATATAATTGCATCGTCAGCAGGAACTGTTATGCCCACAGCAGGGAAACCAATTTTTACTCGGCCTGAGTATCCAACGCAGTTTTGTGCGTTGATGTCTAGTCCGGGGTCGTTATCCATCAACCCCCAAGCTGCGCTGTCAATCACCAAAGTGAATACGCCAGTAAGGTTGTCGCGATTTGTAATTGTCAACGGAATGGATGGGGGTGTTGGCGTGTAGTTGTCAATGTCAAACGTCAACCCATTGCGGGTATCTTGAATGTTTGTGACGTTGCGGCGAACAATCTGAGCGTCAATTGTTGCGCCAGTTAGGTTTATCGGGGTTACATTGTCAGCACTTTTCAGGTTGAAATTCCAAAAAGTTTGCTGATCCCAAACCAATTCTCCGGCAATGATAGGGTTGTCAAACCCTGACACTTGCGTAAGTGAGTTTTTGTTAAAGACAGCCATAATTTCCCTGTACTCAGGTGGTGACGCTCCCTATGTACTCACAGGGCTACGAGTATTGTCATGTCTTGATGAGATTATGCCTTATTAAGCAGTTCTTCGCCACATACAAACGGTGATGTATGGCTGAAGGTTAGCGTTTGTGGCGCTGGAGCCTGTTGTTGAAATACCAACAGAGATGCCTGTTGATGAAGATGCAGTGTTTCCATAAAGAGAAATATTAGGTCCGGGTCCACCATAGCCAAACGATCCAGAACCTGTGTCAGATAAAAAGCTACCCGCAGGGGGTGCGTGCTGGTGTCCGGGGTCAGTAACAGTAGCTGTGTGCGAATGACTTACAACAACAGCGTCTTTACTACCGCCTGTTTCTTGCAACGTGTCAAAAGCAGAATCACCTGCATTTAAACCCACCATAACTCGACCAGCACCAAAAGCTGTCCAAGTTCCAAAGCCCAACAATGTTGCAGGGTTTGTTGTAACTCCAGCATTGATGTAAATTGATCCAACAGGATAAATTGATGCCGACAAGTTAGAAACAGCAGCAGCAACGCTAGATGCTCCTGTACCGCCATTAGCTACAGGTACAGCGTTTACAAGACCGTCAGTAGCGTCTAGTTGACCTGCTGTGTTGAGGTTGTTTGCAAGTTGCGATAGGTTAAAGGCTTGAGTCATGTGATGTCCTTATGCTGCGCCATCTCGGGCAAAAGTTTGTTGATTCAGAAGGGTTAAATTGTTGTTAAATGCTGTGGTCAAAATGTAATTTGCCGAACTCGCAGTGTAATCATATGACGCACCTTGTGCAAGCAATGCGCCGTTGGCAAAAATCTCCAACGACAGTGGGTTGCTTGTGAACGGGTATGTTGTTTGACCTGCTGTTGAGTAAGCGGTGACGTTAACCACGTTAGATGCTGGCACGTTCAAGTTGTTTGGCGCGAACAAAATAATGGTCATATTTCCTGTCAATGGGGCAGGGAACCCATCAATCGCCAAACCACTAATGTTGTAGTCAATTTCGTTTATCTGTGCGCCGTTTACATAAATTGACTCAGCACCGTTCTGAATTGCCCATGTTGTTGGCGTGTATGTTGTTGCAGCAGTTAGGGCGACCTTGTATCTGCTGAATGGCGCATAGTTTGCACCAGCAGCCCGAGCAATATAAACTTGATTGCCAGCAGTTGCACCTGCAATGGTCGTGGTAAAAGTAATCACCTTTGTTGTGGTGTTTATGCTTTGAACAGTGTATTGCGTTGGAGGACTTGGCAATACAACGTCTGTAAACGTCATCTTGTCGCCAACATTGACAATTTGCCAAGGCGCATTGCTGTATGTGATTGTGTTAGTTGTGCTTGACGCAATCGTCATGTTCGTCTGCACATAGGACGCAGATGTGCTGACACCACGCATGTAAAAGATAGCAATCACTTCTCCAGCAGCGCAAGCATTTGCCATCACAACAGTGGTAGATGTTTCAGAATACTCGGTCGTATCCAGTAAAACACCATTGCGGAAAACCAAAATCCAGCCAACCGTGTGAGTGTTGCTGAATGTGGTTTGTGCGGCAGTTGCTGTATATACAGTTTCCGTGTAGAAGAACTGATCTTGCTCAAGAAAGCCGACCACTCGACCATATACGTCTACGGTCAATTTTGCAACGTCAAAAGACTTTGTATAAATTCCTGTACCAAAATTCAAAAACTGCTGCAAGTTAACCCGCATTTGTCCATCAGTATTGTTGGTGATAGACAAGAATCCATCATTTTGATTAGGACTAGAAAAGCCATTAACAATAACTTGTCCAGTCGATCTGTCTAAGTCAATGAAACTTTGTATTCCAGCAGTAGGGTCAATCAATCCTGACCATACAGTTGAATCATAAACAGAGGTTTCGCTTGGTACAAATGCACCACCGAGGTTGACGTATCCCGCATTGCCTACAGCAAAGCTAAATTTTCTATTGCTACGATTTGCGTACAACAAATAATTGTCAGCAGTTGTCCCAAAATTTACAGGTGACAAATACCATTTGTATAGCGTTGGATCAGTGCCGCCGTTTGCAATCACGTTGTTGTACAAACCGTAATATGCTTTGTTTCGAGGGCTAAAGCTGAAACCAGATGTGCCTGTTGCATTATTCGCATAGGCAACAGCAATGTATCTGTCTGTGTATTGAAATGTTGTTGGACTCCAAGCAAAGACAGTGCTTGCTGGTGAATACTCGCTGTTGGCAATTGGATTGACCAATCTAGCAAACAGATACCAGTTGCCAGCAGGGATTTGCAGGTTGACTGTTGGTAATGTTTGACCAGCAGTATAAGGAACACCGTTGCTAGGCAGTGATGTAGTCCCGCCAAGCAATCGTTGCGTTGCGGTTGGGCTTGCAAATGCGGAATACCAAATTTCGGCATATGTTGCAAAACTAGCGGAAGTCATAAATGGCTGCACGTTAAAGCTAGGAACAGCAGCATTAGGAAAGCTAGAGGTCACTGTAGGCGCTGGAACAGGGCCAAAGTAGGATGGGTCAGGTAGGTCTGAGTTAGGGGCTGGAATGTACTTTGTAATGTCTTGATCGTCATAGACTTGGGCGTTGTACTCGTTCAATTCAAACGATGCGCCAAGGTTGCCATCAGGCAGCGACACCTCAGACACACGCATAACCCTAAACGGCTTGTTTGACCAGCCGTAAGATGAGTTGGTCACAGTCACCACATCGCCAGCGTCAACCTGTATGCCAACATATGCCGTGCTGAAGCTCACAATCAGGTCTTCACGGGCTTGCTCAAGGATTCGGTTTGCAAGATACTGCGCCTGTACCGAATCGTTGGTCATTGCAAATTGAACCGACTGCTTGTTAATTGGTTCGTTGGGGTACAGCAGACCTGCTGGAGTTTCAATATAGACAAAATCAGATTGGTCACGATTGTCGCCGCGAGGAAACTCGGCTTCAATCTGGTTGACGCTGCTTGTAATGTCGTAAGCACTAACGCGAATTTCACCAACAATTGAATTGTCATCAAACGCATATGCTGTTGACGTATCCTTGTTAATGACAACGCTCCATTTGCCTTGTGCTGCGTTGTATTGATTCCAAGAATCGCACACAATCATTATTGAGTTGATGTTGTTTAAGCACGACTGACCAGTATCAATAACACCGTTGATGCGGTAACGAGGTTGTGTTTGTGCGCCTGTTGTATCTGTGTAAGGTATTAAGCCATCAGAGTAGGTGTTCAATGCTGTGGCAGATGTTGCGTCTACCAAGTCTGCTGGCATAGCGCCGCCGTACTTTTCGTTTGTAATGTAGTCATACCAAACGTCCCCCGGCTTCGCAGCACCAGTACCGTTAAGGTAATGGCTAACAGAAAAGGTCAGAGTCTGCATATTTGTAGTCTCTGCTTCACGGTTGTAATTTATTTTTACAATTGCAAAACCAAGACCGTTCATTTGACGATTAGATGCCGCCCACCGCAACTCAACAGGCAAGTCTGAGCCGCCCATGTAAGTTGTTGGCAAAGCCGCGCCGTTAACAGAAGTGATGACACCAGCTTCTGTTGACTTGTACAAAGCTATGAACAAGTTGTCACTAACCTTAGTGTCCACGTTACCTGCGCTGTCAGTCAGGCTTACAACCTTTGTTTGGTCTGTGCCATCAAAAGTAATCTTGCGATCACCCCAATACATTTCTGTTAGATCAAATGAGAATTGACCGTTAGGGCTGATGTGCGAAATTGCCAGAACGTAGTACATTGTTTTGGCATCAGTGCTAAGAGCCGCATCAACAAACGAACCACCCATGTAAGCATCGCCGTACACAACAGGAATGCTGTTTGTTGATGATGGTGGAACTTGCTGACGTACACCGTTATCTACTGCTTGATTGCCACTTGCATCAGGCGCAAAAGCACGGGCAAACAATGAGGAAACTGCAAAGTTAATTGCAAATGTTGCCGCTGCAAGACCAAATGAACCCAAGGCAGCCGCAGCCATAAAAGTGCTGCCGTAAATAGCCGATAAAACTAAGGTTGCTACCATGTCTATTCCTTAACAAAACTTGCGCCGACAGCTTTGTATCCGCGCTTTGTGTAATTTATCAATGGGCCATTTGCTGAAACTGATGTGTAGGCACAATGTATAGCGCCATCATCAAGCAGTTTACTGGCTATCTTGTCGTATTCAATCCAAAGTTTTCCACCAACAAGATTATTTCTGTGTTTATGGTCTACCCACCACAACAACTCATGCAATTCCACAACATCAGGACACCAGATATTGTTTTGCTTAATGGCAATTAGTGTTCCTGTCATGTGCTTATCAATCAAGATAAACCCGCGACCATTGATGATGGAAAACAACAATTGCTCAACGTGCTTAACTAAATGTCTTGTCGTATCGCCAAGAATGTTAACAGGGTACTCTTTTGAGTAAGCCTCTACAAACTCTAGCAATCTTGGAATGTCGTATCTTGTTGCAAGTCTAATCATTATGATGAAAAGTTTGAGTCAAAATTTGTATCTGATGGAGCGTTTGAAACCGCTTGGCTTCCTGATGTCGGCGCACTGCCAAAGTCAAAGTATGACCCTGCAATAGATGGAACTCGGTTCATGCTGTTGTCGCCGGGATAGAAGGCTTGCCAAATCTTAGGCGTAGTGCGAACACCGCCAACCCTGTTCTCCAAGATTGTGCGGAAAGACGCACAAGACAAGCCTACCGTAGCAACACGGCTTCTAGCTTGCTCGTTCCAATCTTCAGTAATGGAATAGTTGGAAACAATGCCCTGATAGCGTTTGAAGAACTGCAAGGTAGGTGTTGTGATGATCTGATTGTTTGAGTCCATAAAGCCGCGCCAAACTTCAATGCGCGATCCTTTAATGTCAGACCCCAAAACGATTGATACGTTTGTTCCATCAACACCTGTTAGCGAAATGCTCAAATCAGAACTGTTGGCCTTAATGTCACGCTTGATATCAGAAAGCTGCAACAGACTGCCAAGGTGTAAAAAGGTGATGCCACTTACCGTAATAGGTGCAGCAGCATTGCAAAAAGTGTAGGTGTTAGACGGCATCGTCAGCCGAATAAACTCAGCATGTCGGATAGACGAACTATCCAATGCTGTCATTGTCGTAGTCATGTAATGTCCTCTCTAAATACAAACGCATCGTCCCAATTAACTAATGCGCTTGCTGGATATGGCGTTAGTGTATAGGTGGGACACTTTTCTGCCAAGACCCTAAATGTGCAATTGTTGCCGCAAGCCACAGCAGCGCCAGATACGGGCGAACCAATAACAGGTCGATGAATGCTCACAGTTGCCGTTGCACCTGTGTAGGGTACGTCAGCCGTGATCTTGTAGCTGTAGCCGCCAATCATAATGAAGTCACCAGCCTTAAAGATTGCTCCAGTAGACGCTGGTAAATTGGCAAGAGACAAAGTTTGCGAGTTGGCAACAGGTGTAGCACCTAGTGTCACGGTCGTTGGCGTTGTGGCTGCACCACCTTGGTATTTCGTAAACCAAGATAAATTTGTGCTATTAAAAGTAATTGTCTCTGGCAATTGCCTGTCAAGATTGTCAATGGTTTGAATGATTTGCCGGGATGTTGCATAGGCCAGATAGTTGTGTGGCATAACAGTGAACACCCAAGGCACAGCAGTCAGGTACTGAGCCACACGCATTTGACCAGAACGGCTAACCTGCTGGCCTACCGTTCTGCGGTTGTTAACAGTCATTGACTGTTGCACCTGAAAAATGGTTTGGAATGACATCAAGTTCTCCCGAAATTAGTAGACAGGTTTTTGTTGGCGTATTGGTTTGCCGCCCAGATTGTGTTTGAGCTACCAAGCAAACGATCTTCAAACGACTTAACGTCAATGGCGTTGATGTAGTTGTTTGTGACGTTGGTGGTGCTGCCCATGCCCATCTGGTTGTTTGGAATAATTGTCCCAGAGCCTGATGGCATAAACAATTCTGGCCCACGTTCACCCACGATGTACGGGCTACCTGCGCTTACAGGGCCACCTGTGGCTTTTCCCGTTACTCCCGATGCCTGATAGACATTTGCAAACCAGCCATCATTTGATGGGTTGGGGCCAGTTGCAAGACCAAAAGCCGCACCCAAAAAGCGCATCACAGCAGCTTTCATTTGGATTGCAATCAAGTCTTGAATGATGCTACGAGCCAAATCCTTCATGCTTAACTTGCCTGTCTTGACAAAGTTGTCAATGGCAGAAGACAAGTTGCCAAACACGCTATCAAACACTTGCTGTGTGCGCTTGGCAGACTCATCCATAGTCACAAACATTTTTGCAATTTCTTCTTGCTTGTTAAGGTCTGCAAGTTGAGATTCTGATTTGTTTTCTCTGCTTTCAAGTTCTTTGCGTTTTCTTGCATATTCCAAAGAAATTTGCGCTAACTTTTGCTCAGTTTCTGTTGCGTAAATTAATTGGTATTTAAGCTCAAGCGACTTGCGTTGAAATTCAAGTTCTTCAGTTTGGTTGTATGCGCCCAAATCTGCTGTTTCTCTTGCTTTGCTTTTACGAACAAACTCATCATCAATGTCTTTTTGGTAAGCAAGTTTTTCTTCTTGTTCTTCCATGTATTTTTTAATCTGAATTTGCTTTATTTTTTCAGCGGTTTCAGTGGCAATCGCAATAGACTTGTATTGATATATTTGAAGATTTTTTTCAGCAAATTGATTGTCTTCTTGAGTGTTTTTAGCTTTCATCTCAAGCTGTGCGTCAGAGAGCTTTTTGGCAGCGTCTAACTGAAGCATCTGTATTTCATTGGCGCTTTGTTTGGCAACTGCAAATTGTGCTTCTGCTTCTGCTTTTGCCAGTTCTGCGGCCTTGGCTATACCCATAGGCCCATACTTGTCTTCTTTGCGAATGTCATCTGCATTTTTTGCTGCGGCTTTAGCTCTTGCTTTTGCAGCCTCGTCTTCCATTAACATAGACTTCAGCAGCAACTTTCTTTGCTCAAGCAATAAATCTAGCTTGGCTTGATTTTCATCTTTTGCTTGCGTCATGCGATTAGTAGGCGCATTCATAGCAGCAGTAGCCAAAGCAATTTCTTTATTTAGCTTCTGTAAATCTTGGCCTTTATCGTCACGACCCCAGCCCATCATGGCATCCCATGCCCCTGAAGCGGCTTTACCAAGCAATTTCCATCCTTCTTCAAAATACCCAAGTTCGCGCCGTGAGGTCTGAAAACTTTGGTTCAGCAAAGTGGATTGCAGCCGTATGGACTCTTGCAACTGACCTTGCTTTTCCAAAGCCTTAATGTTCTTGTATTGCTCAAGCGTCAGGAAATGATATTTGTCATTCAGTTGCTTTGCAGAACTTGCTGTTCCATCTAGCAATGGAATAAGTGTTTCAGCGGCTTTTGCAGCATCAACACCAGCAAGCTTGGAAAAACGCAGAATAACTTCACCAACAGCCTGCATGGATGTATGCGTGTATTTTCCAGTTGCAGCCAATTGCTGCATTAAATCTCTTGCATCTCCAATAGCTACGTTTGTTTTTTCGGAAAGTACATTGCCAAGATTTAACAGGCCAGTATAAGTAACGCCAGCAAAACCACCAGTCAAAGTCATTGCCGATTTGAATTCTTCCAAGTCTTCTTTGGCTTTGTAAAAGGCATACCCGACACCTCCAACAACAGCAGCAACAGAACCAAGGCCAACACTAAATGGAGTGAACAAAGAGCCAATAGCACGGAACATATTGCCCACGCCACCCATCGTGTCCTTCAACTGACCGCCCTGTTGAATGGCTGCAATGAACGGGCTTTGACCAGATGCAATCTGCGTAAAGAAATCAGTGGTCTGATAGGTAAGGTTAATCTTCTGTTGCTCGTTCATCTTAAACTGAGCGCCAGCCATGTTTTTTACTGCGTTAGCTTTTGCGTCATACGCAGCAGCTTCTTTACGCAAAATTTCAATCAAAGATCCTTCAGCACGTTGATACCGTCCAGCTTTAATTTCTCTTTCAACTTGCTCAACTTTTGTTAGCGTCTTGCCGTAATCTTCTGTTGCATAACGCAGAGCAACAATGTCTTTTGCCGCGCTATTTGAGTCACGCTCTACTTGCTTGGTAAAGCCGTGAAAAGTCTCTTTCGCTTTGGAAATCTTGACTTCAAGTTCTGCCGTATCAACGCCAAGAACAATACCAAGTCGAGCAATATTACTTGAAGCCATCATTTTCTCCTTTGCGCTATTTTATTCGCATATGCTGTCAGGAATTGAGCAAAGTTTGTTTTGAAACTGTCTACAACTGACTCAGCGTTTTGCTCAATTGCTCTACGCAAAAATGGTTGTGCTGGAATTTTCTTAGTGCCAAATTCTTGAGCCAAAGATACAGCACTTCGTTTGACAGACACAACTGCAATAGCTGCATCTGTTGGATTGACGTAAATTGACTGGTGATCTCTTTTTGTCGGAATTCTTGCGTCTAATCGAACAGTGTCTCGCAAGTGAATTGGGCTTTTTTCTGTTCGTGGTGAAGGGTCGTATGGCGCTGTGGCCTTGACCTGATCGGCAACGGGCTGCATAGCTACTTTTGCGGCCTTGACAATGGTAGCTCTTGCCGCAGTATCGGCGCGATTGAACTCCATCAATTCAGAAAGTTTCGCCTCAAGGTCTTCCATTCCCTCAACGCGAAACATCCTGTTTTTGCCATCAGGAGTCCAAGTAGCCATACTATTCTTTCAAATAAGCCTCCGAACCCGGTCTAGTAGTCAAGAATGCCATCAACTGCTTGCTGGCTTGCTCTTGCTGTTGTTCCTTTGTCAGCGGCGGGACAATGTATTCGTGCGTTGATGGAAGAACATCTTTCATCGTAAACGGTCTTGTCGTCTTCTGTATTTTCGAGTTTAAGTTGCCTGTGGTCAAGGAACTCAAAGCCAGCAAAATAGCTTTGTTTCCTAACATACCATCCGACAACATAATCTCGATATTCCGCATATCGTCTACAGGAACATCATCAGGACACCCACCATGAGCGTAAACATACGCTCTGGCTTGCAGGTGAATGTCCCAAATTAGTTTTTTCGAGAGTCCTTGTAACCGGGCTGAATAGCCTCAGAAATTTTGGCAAGGACTTCCAACTGAACAGCAGTAGGCCACTCAGCTTCAATGTCTTCATAAGTGATTTCATCAAGCGTTCCATTTACAGGAACTAACAACCTGATGTACTCGACCATTCGGTTTTCCATCTGCAAGATGGTTTGCACCAGTTCTTTGGTAGACCGACCTTCAATAACCACATCGTCCTCCGTCACTACAACACCATCAATAGTGCCAGTGCGGAAAGATGAAGTCATCTTGTCAAAGCGTTTTTGATATTCGGCTTGGTCAAACTTCTCAATGCGATCTTGCATGGCATCAAGCTCTTTTGTCAGCGGAACACGAACCTTGAAGTTGTATCCAGCAAGCTCAAAAGACTTAGTACGCAGATTGGGGATTTCGCCAAAGGCAGATGTAAGTTTTGTCATGGTTTATCGTGTGGCTTTAATGATCTTGTGGTAAATCGACTCATTGACGCTGATGGCGTAATCCACCACCTCGTCAGGAGTCATCTTGTCAGCGTGATTCCTTGCAATGTCGTGTGCAAGGGCAATCGCTGTAATCCTCTGTTGTTGAAACCCAAACCAATTCTTTGAAGAATCGGATTGGGCTACAAGGAAGTTTAGAAGGTCGTTACTGTCTTTTACTATCATGTCTTTTTACTCTGTTGTGTCTGGTGGAACTTCTTCAATGACCACTACGGGAGCAGTCACGTTGTACTTCTTCAGCAAAGCCAAAGCAATGGCTTCTGCTGTGTCAGGTTGCGCTGTAGCTTTTGCAAGCTCGTCAGCGTCAACCACCATGCCACGGGCAACAAGATCAATGTCGCCATAGCTGGTCACGATTGCCTCAATTGCGTCTGAGAGTTTCATCAGTTGTTCGACCAGCCGTACTGGTTGCCCCGTGGATGAATAGTGAATGTGCATTTGGCTTCAGCGCCGGGTGCAGCATCAATTTGGAACTGACCAACACGACCGTTAAACGCATAAGCAATGGTGTTTGTGCCTTCCACTGCTGCGATCACAAAAGTGCGGTCAACAACACCAGAGTAAGCATCAGAACGGATTTGCAACAAGGCTGTATCAGCAGGGTTCCAAGCAGACGTAATGGTCAAACTTGTAGGAGCCGCTTGCACAGGAATCTTGTCGCTTTGACGGGAGCCAGCAACACCGAAACTTGCCACCGCATCATCCATACCAAAGGCAGGGATTGCTTCGACAGGCACAGCAACACCAGATGCGCCAGTGCCGTTGGCTGAAGTGCCAACAATGGTGGTAACTTGAGCAACCCACACAGACAGGTTAGCGGTTGTCAATGGAGTTGGAGTTGCAGCCGATTGCATCCAAAGCGATGCGGCAAAACCGGGAAGAACTTTTGCAGGAATAGTCATGATGACTCCTTATACGTTGTTGGACCAACCGTACTGGTTGCCACGGGGATGGATAGTGAATGTAGCCTTGGCTTCTGCACCGGGAGCGGCATCCACTTGGAACTGGCCTACACGCCCGTTAAAGGCGTAATAAACGATGTTTGCACCCTCGGTAGCCGAGATGATGAAAGTGCGGTCAATCACGCCAGAATAGGCATCAGCACGCATCAACAGCAAGTTGGTGTCAGCAGGATTCCATGCAGCCGTAATGGTCAAGGAAGTGGGAGCAGCCTGAACGGGAATCTTGTCAGATTGACGCGATCCAGCTACAGAGAAACTAGCTACAGCATCGTCCATGCCAAAAGCAGGGATTGCTTCGACAGGAACAATGTTGGCGCTAATAGCAATTGGAGACACGCTTGCAACCAAGGACAACTGTGCAGTAGTCAAAGGAGTAGGTGTGGCTCCGGGCTGTGCGTACAACGCAGCCGTAAAACCGGGGAGAATTTTGTTTGGTAAAGCCATTTTGAGTATCCTTCAAAAGTTGAACAATTGTCTTGTATTACGCAGGAATGTCAATGGTGCAGTCCAAGAAGATTTGCGCCATTTTTTCCTCATCGTTGTAACTGTTATACAGCCACATAACGTCAGCTTTAGAGATGTAAAAGCCTTCTGCTGGACTGCCCAAGATGCCGCTATACCCGTGCAAGGCTTGAAGAATCTGATTTGAGATTGTAAATCCTTCTTCAATCTGCTGAGTAAAGATAGAGATTTGAAATACAGGACGGTCAATGCCTTTGTTGCTTTGCTGTGTCCCCGTATATACAGGCTGATGCACGTTACGCAGCATCCAAGTAATGAACTTGGGCTGAGTTGCAAAGTTACGGTTAAATGCCGCATACACAGGCACTGGCGTGACAATGTTTGCCAGTTGATACTGGATGGCTCTACCGTAAACAACAGGGTTTAATTGTGCTGCCATTAGACCGCCGTAACTGGGTCAGAACGATAGCACAGGAACATGACCGTCATTCGATCATCCGATTCCCGCGCACTGTCAATACGCCAATCTTGCCCACGATATGTAATTGAATAGAGGTTTTGATTTGCCACTATCAATTTCGTGTTTATTGTGTAATTGACTGTGAAATTAATCATGTCTTGATACAGACGATACTTGTCTGCAATTTTGAGGCTGTTTGCCACTGAAGCCACTCTTGCCCGAGTTGCAAACCACAATGCCTGAACAGTCGCAGACTCACCAAACGCCGACTTGGTAAAAGTCAGGTTGTTGATGTTGATGTTTTCAAAACGAGCAATTGCCATTTCACATCACCAGTGGTTTGTAATTGCGTAGCAGCGTTGTAACACCAAAAGGAATGTCTTTTAACTTTGTTTCTGTCGCATTTGCACGATTGTTGTACAAGTGCGTGAGCAACAACAGACCTGCTTGCTTGATGACAGGGTAAGCAGCCAAAGGATTGGAAACAGTTGTGTATTGAACAACGATAGGAGCAGTCATCACCGAATTAACATTAGTCGGCAAATTGTTAACAATTACTTTGTTGCCAGAAGCATCGTAGTAATAGCTTGTGCTTGCAAGCGTCTGAAAGACAGGTGGGAACGCATCATTCCAATAGCCAACTGAATTGATTGTGACGCCGGGTTGATTAGTAGCAAAGTTTTGGCTGACTTCAGGCAAATCAAAGCTAATAGGGGACGCCACAAGGCTTTCAGAGCCGTACCAGACACGATAGCTTACCGGGAAGATAGACAACCCTAAGTAATCTTCAATTGCCTGTCTAGTAGCCACTTCAAGACTAGACAAATATGCATCTTGACTTTCGTCTTGAAACAAGTTTAGTTGTTGCGTGATTTCATCAAGGGTCAACCACGCCGTGACACTATCACGCCCAATCTGTTCAACCTTTGCATAGTTAAACGGATTGCGCGTTTGAGCGCCAAAAGGCGCAGCATATTGATAGTTGTCTACGCTCATGGTTTAAACACCTACAAGTCGGATGCCAGCAAACGGGTCACGCACGGTACTTACAAGACGCTTTTCCGCATATAGGGTAATGAAGCCGGGGCTTGTCTGTTCCATTGCCTGAATGGTCATTTCTTCAACGTCAGCAATGCTTACAAAACGAGGCCAGTTAGCCAAATAAATGTTGAAGTTACCAGCGCCAGTTGTTTGGATGTTTGGGTTCGCAATGACAGGAAAGCCAAACACATTAACAACAGCACCGCCATCATCATCGCCAGTTTCAGCAAATTGTCTAATTGCCGCGCCACCCGTCCCGAGGTTACGCAGTTCGTGAATTGTTTGTGGGTGCATCATCCATGCAGTACCGGGAAGATTCCAGTATTGAGCAGGGAACAAACGTGTCATGTCAGTAATGTCGGAATACGACACAGCCGCTGCTGCTTGAGTGTATGTAGCAATGGAGTGAATGCCGTTGGTGATTGCTGTGCCACTTGTACCAAATGCAGATGAAACAGCACTGGTGTACATATTCAAACCACGCAAACCGTTTGTCGCGCCGTTGATTGTGGTGGTAGAACCAGCTTGGTCATTGTTCAAAACCATTGAAGCGCCTTCGATTTGTGCAAATTCCAGCATCAAATCTTCGACCAGCGTTTCATTTAGGTAGTTCACATCCGACATAACCGCTGAACGCACAGGCAATTGAGCAGAAATAACACGGGTTGGCAGTTGCCAGATAGATGTGTTGATGTTTGGCGAACCGCTGTTAGGCGTGAACGTGTATCCAAACGGGTTTGTGGAGTTTGTCGCATTACCTGTCTTAGCGACAAACTGAACGCTTGAGCCAGATGCAGGGATAACACGCGACATCTCACGAATTGGGTTTGCAAAACGCAATGCAGCAAATGCGTTGTCAAAGAAGGTACGACCACCAACCCCGTCACCAGAGCCTGTGATAGCAGATGCCTCGCGCAAGTCAATTGTGACTTTCTCGCCAGTTTCCAATGTTTGCTTAATTCCAGACAGGATGCGTTCGGTAATGGTCATAACAGTTCCTAAATTATTGGCACAAAAAGGAGGGGGAATTACCCCCCTCCGTTTTATCAGGCGGCTGTACCTGTCGAGCGATAACGCACACCTGCGTTTGGATCTCTAACACTTGTGGCAAGCCTTTTTTCGCCAAAAAATGTTATAAATCCTGGAAGCGTCTGGTCATATCTCCGCATAACCATGTTCAGACGATCCACGATGGTGTGGAAGCGGCTCCAGTCAGCAAAGTACATTGGGTACAGGCTAGTAGTGCCAGCAGCGCCAACTGTAGATTGGAAAGGAGAGTCCAAGTAACGGTTCATCACCACATCAAAGCCAAGCATATTGCCAATGATGCCATCAGGAATCAACGACTCAGTAGAGTTGAAGATTGGACGACCATTGGTGTCTTGCAGACCACGAATAGCTTGAGCCAAGATTGGGCTGACCATGAACTTGGCGTTTGGAGTCCAATACTGCTGCGGCAAAGCCATTACCAAGTTAATAACGTCTTTGTAAGCAATGTTGTTCAAGCCAACAGTGTTCACGTTAGAAGTCAGTTGGTCATAAGTAGCCAGCGAGTGCAGACCGCTTGAAGAACCAGTGCCAGAAGTGCCAAAAGCAGCAGCAGAAGTTGTGCCACCAGTGTAAGTGGCGTTAGAACCACCGTAACTATCAAGGCCGCGCAAACCGTTAGTTCCACCGTAGGGGTTATTCACGCCTTGTGCAACTTGGTCATTGTTCGCCACCATCGAAAGTGCCTCACTCTGACTGAAGGAGGCCAGCATGTCGTCAACAACAACAGCTTCCAAACCATCAATGTCGTCCAATGCCGCAGTACGGATTGGGAACTGCACGTTCAAGTCTTGCAAAACCAATTGCCAGATGCTTGTGTCTTCAGTAGTGGCTGCGCCGTTGTTCTGAATACCATAGCCCCATGCTTCACCCGGATTGCCCGTGCGAACACGAAATTGGTACGAGGAACCGTCAGTAGCCACAGTGCGAGACAGACCGCGCATTGGGTTCATCAAACGCAAAGCCGTGAAGGTAGGATCGTAGCCAGTACGACCACCCTTGCCATCACCGCCAGCGGTCAGAGCAGAGGCTTCTTTCAAGTACGCATCCATTTGGCTTTCGTCTGCAAAGATTTGCAGTTCTTTTTCCAAACGGTTGTTGCCTTTGTAGAAAGTAGACAATTGCTCACGCACATGACGGTTCACATCTTGGCGAACAGTCTTTGCGGGTGTGCGAATGAACTCAGGCATATTGATAGAAGCAACTTTGGCTTCCAGAGCAGCAACCATCTCGCTGAATTCAGCTTTGACAGCCTCAACAGCAGCAGGGATTTTGGCTTCAACAGCAGTGATGCTTTCGGCTTGTTTAGCTTCGATAGCATCCAGTTTTTCGAGGATAACTTGGGACATGATTTAACCTTTAAGTCGTTTATCAAGGAGTTTCAGAAGTTCACGTTGCTCAAGAGCAGCAAGAATTTCTGCTTCGGTTGCCTCCGCATCAGAATCACTCTGGTTTGGCGCAGTTTCAATAGGCACTTCAACAGCATCACGCTGTTCAATTACCGTCTTGAATACAGATGCGGCGGCAACCGACATCTGCTTGGACAGACCTGCATCCC